CTACTTGATCTGCGTTCATATTGTGAACCAAACCCATAGTATCTGTAAGCATTTTGTCTGTTACTGTCATAAAAGGTACTCCTTTATTGTTGAATATACTTATATTATACATGAAAGAATACATATTGTCAACCGAAATGTCTTGGTATTCATATAGATTGTTCGTTATTGACCCAGAATGGTTGTGGTATTGTTAGACATCTTGGTATATCATAGCCGGTCATATATATGATATAGTATATATGATGTATGATTAATACAACAAACGGTTGCATACGTATGCAAAAGGTGGGGTCATATAGTTGATATCATATATATGTTTGAACCTTAGGTCATAAGAAACCCGCTAGCACGGTTCAACACTAGCGGGTTAGTATAGTTAGTTAAGGAGCCAACCCCTAAACACAAGGGATGGTGACCGTTTCTACACTGTAGCAACCTAGCGTACTACACTGATCTCCCAGATGGAGATTGAATAGTTGCCTATTCTTCTGTGGCTGGTGGGCTTTTAGCTGGACTACGCCTGCGATTGCGTGTCCATTGACCCACCTGAATGTTCTCAGTGCGGGCACCAGCTTCACATACCGTGATTTTTCCACCACGGGCTAAGTATTCTTTAACGGATTCCTCCGTAATTTTGTCTGCTTGTTGTTTGGTTATGTTGATATTACTCATGATTATGAACCTATGCTAATATCAAACGTGTTACTAATGGGTTCGTAACGAATATCTTCTAAGAATCGACCCCAATATCCACAGCTATCTATGAGATGGGCCGCGGCTGCTAGTGCGGAATCCTTGTCCATGTAGCCTTGATTAACCTCTACAGGCAGGTCTGACTCCCATACTAAGCTGATGTTGTTGTCCTGTTTATAGTCAAACATAGTAGTACGGAATCGATATTCTCCGTCTGGCACATTGAATTCGTTTGAATCCATTTCCCATACCACATCTTCGGCGGTTACAGTCTTCTCTAATATAGTCATAGTTAACCCTCACAGTTTATTTCAATTTATACACACATTATAGCAAGAAATCTTGCCGTTGTCAACCTAATTTATTTCACAACTAAAGCTCCGGTTATGACTTAGTAAACCCAGGTCTCCCAGCGGATCTAATTCGCCCCATATGTTATCTAATAGTTGTATATGATAGTCTGAACTTTCGGCTATATAAGTGAGCCTATCCAGTATACCAAAACCCAACCAAATCATTAATACCATCCATGTAACTGCTACGATACATAGTATACTATACGCAGTAGTAGTAATCCAATTATTCATTATAAACCCACGGTAGTAGCGAAACTGTGTAATAACCAATAGATGCTTAGTCCTACTAGTATCATTAACCCTATTCTGATCATACTGTCCTTTCAGTTATTCTCATATTATACTATATAGTATACACTATTTTACACCCTTTGTCAACCGAAAAGTCTTGGTTTATCAGCTTTATTTGACACCATTTAGAACCGGTATTCCCTATAGTAGAGAACATACCCCTATATTGTGGTTTTGTACGGTATATGAGCAAATTTGACACCATCATGGCCATACATATACACCTTAACCGGCTCGTTACACACCATACGATACGATATATAGGCTGAATCATACCCTTCCTGATTATTTCGAGCCCATTGCCAACCACGGTTTTAGAAAAAGAATACCTATTCTAAACCACACTATGTCACACTATAATCAACCATAGATCGCCCGTATGCGTTGTTTGAGTCAACTACGACTACGGTGCGTAGCACCACAGTTGTACAACGGATACGTGGTAGACGTTGCTTACTGTACGAGTCTACTATGCTTTAACTATAGTCTACTATGTTCTTTACTATACTACTACTATATAAACTATAGCTACTATGTGTATTGTTACTACTATTAGCATTGGTTATTAGTTTTAGTAGTATACTATCCTAGTTGTTGTTACTATCTATATAGGTTATATAAGAGTTCTTACTTGACTTCGGCTTGGAATGTTATACTACTATGTTTATACTTAGAACTCACGCCAGCGAAGATGTCTAAAACTATATTGGTGTATACTATAACTATATCTACTATTGAAGTCACCTAGCACGGAGTCAGAGTGGGGTTTCTTCAAGCGTGTAGTGCCAGCGATTGTATGAGCTAGCACGAACGCTGTCCGCACGAAGAACTCCCTACTATATAGAACTATCCACTACTATATGTAGAACTATAAGGGGTTGAAAAAATTTTGTGCAGACCTTCGGTAAGTATCTTGTTTCTTTTTAAACTTGCAACCTCGCCCAACGCATATCGTTAAAACACTTTAGAAAGGTTGACAAGCAAGATGTCTTGTCGTATACTGTGGTTATAGATACTAGTTATAAGAGGAACTAAAACTATGAGACCTACATGTTGTAACCATGGATGCTCCAAAGGAGTATGTTGTAATACAGGTAAACTAAGTGATCCCAATCCCAGATATCGTCCTGTTTGTGGGCATTGTCAAGGAGCTAACTATGGAAAACATCCCTATGCAAAGGGTGTAACTCCGTTTGTTACAGGACAGTGTTCTAACAGTGATGGTCATTTGGGCTTTGAATGTTGGACTGATTTTACTAAGATGCCAGAGGACTTTAAGGGACGCACACAAATAGATCATCGAGATGGCAATCCACACAACAATGTACTAGAGAATCTAGATGAATTGTGTGTTAGTTGTCATGCTTATAAGAGTCAACGCAACGGAGATAATAATGGTTGGAGAACTGGTAGTAGACGATTCACAATAGTTTAGATCGAATCATTGAATGATAATCATCTAAACTGTATTCGGGTTTGTTTAGATGTATTATCTGATACCATTTGTAGTAGGTTTCTTCTTTCTTGACTTTGAAGTAAAATTCTTCATCTTCCTTTATCCAATATAAACTTTCTAAATGATTGAGACTTTGATCTACGTGTAGTTTTGGCATTTCCAATTGTTGTTCTACTAGTTTATCCAAGTCCTGGAACTCTACGTCAATTTTGTGATTGCTGTGTTGAAATATATTAAAATCTACTAGATCTATTGAGTTGCTGTATTGGGGATTGAGATAAGGAACCGGTGATCTATAAAATACTGCACGTTTTATATTGGGGAATTCGGGTAGATACTCTTTTAATATATCACCTGCTTCATTGATGTTCAACCAACTTATCTCTGTACAGATAGCTTCAGCATCCACAAGTCTAATTCGTAGTGCATCTTGAGTATGGAGATTGGTAGTGGGATCGTTGTTTAACAATTCATGCCAGCAATCGTGTCCGTCTACTCTTAGCATTTTATAAGGGATTGTTTCTAGTATGTAATGCTTGTTCCACATACATTGAACAATGTGATTCTATATCAGACAATGGTTCGCATTCTATAGATTCTAGTATTTTGTTGTATTCGTTCTTATCATTGTTTAATAGTTTACCCATGTCTATGGGAATTATGTTCTTATGAATAGGATTACTGCTGTGTTGCTTTAGTCGGTTTAACGGTTGACTAGCTACGTCTTTTCCAAATCTATAAGGATCGTTTATAAAGTTTTCACTTGTTCGTGTAGAACGCCAACTGTCGTTGACGTTTATAGCAATTATTTTACGCAATATGAATTCCTTTGCTAGTATTTGATCAATATACGGCATAAATCTAAACTTAGTGTAGTGTGGCTTCATGGCTCTACCTTCTGGCTCAAACCAATTGTGCATGGGAAATAGTTTATAGCAAAAACTTTCAGTATGTCCTGATCTCTCTACAAATTGATCAAACGATTCTGTTGTATGATGCCAATGAAATGGACTCTGCTCTAAGGGTTTGTCGTCTACTGTTTTAGATTCGCCTAAGCCAAAGTCTTGTTGAGCTGGATCGTAATCAAGACTTAGTTCAATTTTTGTATCTAAATGTTGATTAATAAGCCAAGTCAACCAAGTTCCGCCCCAGCCTGCACTGTATTCCACTGAATATATGTCAAAGTCCTTCATAGTACTATTTATCGTGTCTTAGAGCATTGACATACACCTATTGTTATGTTATAATATATGGGTAATAGAATACTATTACGTAACACACATACACACAGGAGAAACATTATGCAAAACAAAAACGCATACGAAATACGCACAGAAGTGCTGGCAATGGCCAAAGACCTGATAACAGACAGGTTTCATTCAGTTAGGAACAATTGGGAACAATCTCAAGATAGACATCCTGAAACAGGACAGATACTATCGATAGAAGATGCTCCGTTATATCCAACTAGTGCAGAAATACTAGCAGAAGCAAAGGCACTATATGCTTTTGTAGATGCAGGAAAGTAATTCTAGCGTAAACGAACCTCAGCTTAGGCTGGGGTTTTATTCTGCTTTTAACAATAAATGTTCGCGGAGATTCATGGTTTAACCTGTCAAAGCTAATAGGACTAGGAACAAACGGAAACTGAAGCAGAGTTGTATAAATAGTTATAATATCACTTAATGGAGAATAAAAATGGGAAAAAGGAATATACCATTTGTAACATCGGAACGCAACAAGAAACAATTACGTAAGAACATGAGTCACAGTACACACACTGCTAAGAGACATCCCAATAGCAAACGTGTAGTTAACGGAAGCATCAAGTAATGTCCAAGCCAAGTCCAAAAGACGTATTAACTGCTTTTGAACCCAAAAACACTTGTAGCATATGCAGTAGCCCATATGATGAGGATGCAGGCGGAATACAAGGACACTTTGGTATATTACCTGTTACCTTTTGTGAGTGGTGTACAAGCAGCATTCATGATATGGTTTATCAGGATGTAAAAGAAGAAGTCATTGACCAATACAAAGAATGGCAACGATTAAACCCAGAACCATGTGGGATGAGTAGGAAATAAAGGAGAACAGTATGTCGGATGCAGAAGGATATGGAATATTAATTGGATTTATATGGTTTGTGGGGTTAACAATTGCCCACATTGTATATAGATTTCTACCACTAGGACAAGGATACAAAGATAAACAAATCCCATATGAACTAGTAGTTAGACGCAACAAGCTTCGCGGTATGTTAACATATGGATACATATTGTGGCCAGCACTTCCAATATTGTTTAGTAGTACGTTTTGGGGTATGGGATTGTTTCTAACATTTATATTTGGAGCATTTGGATCAGCCAGATACTTTGGAACAGTTGCTAAAAAGACTTGGGATTACCAAGAATGGACTAGAATTAATGATCCAGAACTGTATGAACAGTGGGACAGAGAAGCAAGAGCAGAAGCAAGACGAGATGCAGCAAAACGAACTGCCAGAGGCGCAGGAGCATTTGCAGCCGGTTACATAGCAGGTAAGAACACAGAACTATGATTGATAAAACAACCAAACGTCAATTGTGGGCAACAGCAGGACTAGGCTTATTAGTTGTGCTAATGCTAAGTGCAATTGCACTATACAATTACTTTGATAACATACTTAGATCGTACTTCTTTACATGAGTACTGTATGGGGAGTAAACGTTGGAACACATGATTCCAGTATTGCTAGTGTAGTAGATGGGGAATTAGTATTCGCTGCACATTCGGAACGCAGTAGTCGTAAAAAGAACGATAGAGACCTACATCCCGATACAGTAATGCAAACACTAGATGCCGGTGGGTATCCAAATACAGTTGTGTTTTATGAACGTGACATGTGGAAACGTGCTAGACAAATATGGGCAGGACAATATCATACTGCATTTAACAAACCAATAGTAAAGAGTTGTATTCCCTATTTAGGTTGGTTAAACAGAGAAGGTAATCCCAAACAACGCAAGTATAATAGTATTGCACATCATCATTCACACGCAGCCGCAGGTTACTACACAAGTCCTTATACAGATGCAGCCGTATTAGTTGTTGATTCAATTGGCGAATGGGAAACCCTAACTGTATGGAAGGGTGAAGGTCGTAAACTAAAACGTGTATACTCACAAGGATATCCTCACAGCGTTGGTTTATGGTATAGTGCTATGACACAACGAATAGGATTAAAACCCAATGAAGATGAATACATATTAATGGGTTGGGCCGCATTAGGTGACCCAGACAAGTATAAGAAACGCATATATGATGACTTCTTTAAACCACTAAAGCCAGGCAATGCTGGTGTTAGATTCCGTGAGAACTTACACAGAGGTTGCTTAACTTGGGCACCAGAGCTTAATACAATACAAGACTATGCAGATATTGCCGCAGGTACACAAGCAGTGTATGAATATGTATTCAAACATTTAATCAAAGAAACAAAACGATTAGTAAACAGTGATAACTTGGTTGTTATGGGAGGTTGTGCATTAAATTGTGTTGCAAACAGTATAGCATACAATGAATACAATGGTAATGTATGGATAATGCCTAACCCAGGTGACGCAGGTAGTAGTTTGGGTGCAGTATTGGCATATCAACAAGACTTTATACAATGGACAGGTCCTTATCAAGGATACAATATAGCAGGCGACTATCCTGTAAACAATACGCTAAAACAATTACAATCAACAGGATTAGTTGGTGTTGCAAATGGCAAAGCAGAGTTTGGACCTAGAGCATTAGGTAATAGAAGTTTATTAGCAGACCCACGTGGCGCTGATGTTAAAGATAGAGTAAACACAGTTAAACGTAGACAAGAATTCAGACCTTTTGCACCAGTTATACTTGAATCAGATGCAAGCGATTACTTCGATGGACCAGTTGGACCATATATGCAATACACAAGTGTTTGTAAGCAACCGGAATTGTTTCCTGCTATTGCACATTTAGATAACACAAGCAGAGTACAAACTGTAAACCAACAACAACATCCAGGCTTATTCAAGTTACTAACCGAATGGAAAAAGGCTACAAATTGTCCAATGTTGTTAAATACTAGTTTAAATATCAAAGGCGAGCCAATGGTAGATACTGAAGCAGACGCAGAGCGTTGGCAAGAACAGTATAACGTACCGGTATTCACAAAAGAGGACAAACTATGATTAAATGGATTAAGAACAAAATTGCAGAATGGAAATACAAACGCAAAATGAAAAAGAAACTAGAAGAACTGAAGAAAAAGGACCCATTTATTTACGACTAGAAAGGAATGTTATGGCACACTCAATAGAACAAGTATACGACAAAATAAAAGTACTACACACAAAAGGTTTAATGTTACACAGAGAACGTTATAAAACCGCAGGTAGTTACGATAAAGCACAAGTACAATATATGTTAGAAGATATTCGTGCATTAGCAGGTGATATTCAACATGGGTTAGTAGATCTTGATATTGAATTCAGCAAAACTGATAAAGACTAACGTGTACGAAGGACTTAACACAAACTTTTCTCACGTAGATTCGTGGGGTAATTGGCGAAGGCGAGTTAATCTAGAAGCTAGTACAAGATGTAATTTGTTATGCCCAGGTTGTAATAGAACTCAAACCAGAGGTCAATTTGCCATAACTGATCTGGATATAGAAAATTTTAAACTATTAGTTAGGCCAGAAAACAATCTACAAGGTTTAACTTATAATATGGCACTAAGTGATCCAATTTACAGTGGAACATTATTTGAACAATTAGAATACTTACTTACTCTCAAACAAAGACCACAGTTACATTTCAGTACAAATGGAAGTGGACGCAATGCACAATGGTGGGAACAATTTGCAACCTATCTGCAAAATACAGACATGGTAGAGTTTGCAGTAGATGGACTAAAAGATACTAATCACATATATAGAGTAAATGCAAAATGGGAAAGTATATTGCTAGGAATTCGTACACTAAGAGAACATTTTAATGGAAAAATAACTTGGAGATACTTGGTATTTGAGCATAATTATCATCAAGTTGCACAGGCACAACGATTTGCTACGGAATTAAACTTGGACAATTTTAATGTGATACTAGGCGATGATAGAACTCCAAAAGAAATGATATTACATAGCAAAACATGGAAACAGGTATTAAATGATTTATCCTAAATGTAAAAATATAATCAAAGATAGCTCAGGGAATGCAATGGGCGTTAGGTATGATGGATATGTAATACCTTGTTGTTTTTTTGGAATAGAATTTGCATTTGACGAACTAAAAGAACTACTAGGTGATGATATTAAAAATATCCATTTAAAGTCTGGTAAAACACTTGATGAAATTAACAAAAGCAAAGAGTTTCAGAGAATAGAAGAAACATGGAACACAAACACTCCACTCAGAACATGTGTTGGAGCATGCAGTGACCCAGAACATGTCGGAACCACAGATAAAACGTCAACTGGCGCAGATACTGTACGAAAAGATATAAATAAAAGCATCGGAGAATAATTATTTTAGATCATTTCAAAAAATATATAGGATTATATATGGTAGCAGGGTTATCTGTTCCTCTTATATTTCCAAATGGTGAAGAAACTTGGCTTTGGTGGTTACTTATTGCGACAGTCATTTGTTTAGCACCACCATTTAATTTAAAAGATAGATTTGTAAATGTATTAGGTAAATTCTTTATGTTTATACTAAGACCATTTCATCGTTGGCAAGCAACTTGGCCCAAGTGGGTTAAGGTTGTGTTTGCTATTGTTGTTCTTATATTGTTTGAAGAATACTTCTTACAACCACTAGGACAAACAATGTATCCTTGGCGAATGGACTTTTCAAGTTAATATATGATTGAATTATTAAATACACCACTATCAGATATGCAAGTAATGGGGATATTTATTCTTATAATAGTATCCTTTCTTCTCTTTACATTATTCTCTGGAATAATGGAAAACAAACTTGACAAACGTTGAATTACAACGTATAATTAAGACATTAAGCAATACGCTTAATTTTACTATAAGGAAATATTATGAAATATTTAACATCACTCATAAGCATGATGATTATGATCATGTCAGCAACTGTTGTTAAGGCAGATGACATTAAAATTGCTGAGTTAAATTGGCAATCTGGATCAATGATTGCTAACATTGATGCTTATATTCTAAAACATGGATATGGACACGACACAGAATTAGTACCAGGCGGCATAGACGCCACAATTGCATCTATGATGGCTACAGGCTCACCAAATATCTTTGGAGAAGCATGGACATCATTGTTAGGTGACGAAGCAACTGCTAATATCAATTCTGATACAAGCGACTCTCTTGTTCAATTAAGAGATGAAGTTGTAGTAGGAGCAGGTGAAGGTTGGTATGTTCCAGACTATATTGTAGAGCAACATGGACTTACAACAATTGAACAAGTATTAGCAAGACCAGACTTGTTCCCACACCCAGAAGATTCAAGCAAAGGTGGAATTGTAATTTGCCCAGAAGGTTGGAGTTGTAAGAAACACAACGAAAACTTATTCCGTGCATTTGACATGGAAGCAAAAGGTTGGAAGATTATTGACCCAGGTTCAGGCACAGGCTTGAATGCATATTGGGAAGGACAAGTACTAAAACAAGCAGGCGTGTTTGGATATTATTGGGCACCTACAGTATTAGTAGGTCGTTTAGGAATGGTTAAACTTGATTCTGATATTGAATTTGATTCAACACATTGGAGCGATTGTATTGCACAATTAGATTGTACAGATGCAAGACCAATGAACTGGCCGAGTGCAGCAACAGGAACTATTGTAACACCAAACATTAATAGTGCAGTAGCAGATTATTTAACAGCTCGCGGACTAACTGGAGATGTAATTACTTCTATGTTAGTTTGGGCAGATGATAATCAAGCAACCGCAGAAGATATGGCAGTTGAGTTTCTAAAGCGACATCCAGAAATTTGGACAACATGGGTAACAACAGACGCGGCTAGCAATATTACAGAGTCGTTACAGTAATATGAACTTTCCATCGTTGGATAAAGGAACTATAACTAGTTTCAAAAAATCAATCGATGCAACGTTTAGAGAATTTGCGGCAAATTGGGGAGAGTGGTTTACAGACTTGCTCTCTCCATTACAATGGTTATTAATTAACCTTGAGAAGTTATTATTAGCAACACCTTGGTATGTTTTCCTAATTGTATTTGGTTTTATAATTTGGAAAGCAACAGCCAACTGGAAACTTATTTTAGGTTTTCTAATTAGTTTTGTATTAATTGGTTTAGTCGGAATGTGGGACGACACAATGCAAACATTGTCAATTGTATTTGTTTCCACATTTGTTTGTATAACAATTGGTATTCCTACAGGAGTATTAATGGCAAAGAATAATACAGCACAACGAATCATAACGCCTATATTAGATCTGATGCAAACTATTCCAAGTTTTGTATATCTAATTCCAGTAGTAATGTTATTTGGGTTAGGCAAAGTTCCAGGATTAATAGCAATAGTTGTATTTGCTATTCCACCTGTGATTAGATTTACAAACCTTGGCTTACGTGATGTAGACTATAATTTAGTTGAAACAGCACAATCAATGGGATTAAAGCCAAAACATATTTTAGCATTTATAGAGATACCATTGGCACGTAATGTTATACTAGGAGGTGTAAACCAAACAGTAATGATGGCATTAGCAATGGTTGTAATTGCAAGTATGATTGGTGTACGTGGACTAGGTTCACAAGTAATGAATTCAATAGGCAATGGATACTTAGGACTAGGAGTTATAAGTGGTTTAAGTATCGTTGCATTAGCAATTATCATTGATAGAACTATACAAGCACACAACAAACGACACGATAAGTGGAGAGATTATAAATAGTTTTAATTAAAGGAACTTAATATTATGAACAACGAAATACAAATAAAAGACTTCTCTGATAGAAGAATGATGGAAGAAGCTAGACGTATTTTAAGCGAAGGATTCACACTGCATGCAGATCAAGACTTTACTATGCCAGAGTTAGTTGACTATTGCAGAAGATTCGGTAGCACAGATGATGATATGTTGGGGTATATGCAATTTAATCCCAAAGACAATCCAGATATATCAATAGTATCACCAGATCCTAGAATGTTATTAGGACACAACGATTTAGAATGGCACTCAAATGGAACTGTACATCATGTAGTTGATGGCAAATGGGGACACAAAGAATGGTTAATATGTTTATACTGTAAAGATTACTGCCCTGATACAGTTTTGTCAGTGAGCAATAATCGTGATGCTTTTTTAGACTTACCACCAGAAGAAAAAGCATGGTGGCGTAAAGTTGAAGTACAATTAAACAATAACGGCGGAAGTATATTAGGTAAGTATTATCATAAAAGCAAAGAAGCAATGACAGATGAAGATAGAGTTATTCCTATTGATGATGGATACAGAAAAGAATATAAAGAAGTAGCAGAACATACAGGTGAAGAGCGTATGCCTGTAGTTAATGTTCACCCAATTGGAGGCCAAGAGTTTTTATATTGGCAACCACCTTTAATTACTAAAGCCTGGCATGATGGTAAACTTATAAATGATTTAGATGAGCTACAAGAAAAGTTTGATAAAGTTATTAATAGAACTAAGTACATCAAAGATATTGTGTTTAGACCAGGGGATATATTAATTATGGATCAGTTTTATACACTACACAGACGTTCGCCAATAATGAATAAGAATAGAGAACTTTGGCGTGTTGCTATAGACTATAAAGGTACACTAGATCAATGAAAAAGATAACAGAATACACAGACAAAGAATTACGTGAAGCAGTTGACGTGTTGTTAGATAATGGACATGTAATGTTTCACGAACAATATCTAACACAAGACGAGCTTATTGAATTCTGTAGACGTATCGGCGATACAAATGATTCTAATCCTTCAATGGGACATATGGAATTTAATCCTACAGATAACCCAGACCTTTCTATTATCACAACACAACCAGTAGGAAAGTCACCACACGGTATGTTTGGTCCAACTGATTTAGTATATCACGGCGATGGTGGAATGTGTCATTTTGGTGAGTTTAAAGAACTATTAACAGGATTATATTGCGTAGGTTCTTGTCCAGATACAGTACTAAGTTTATTAAACACTCATAAAGCATTTCAGGAATTCTCAGAAGAAGAAAAAGAATATTGGCGCAATGTAGAAACACAACTAAATGGCCAAGAAAAAGGAATATATGGAACCGTTGAAGAAATGAAACGTGACCAAAGTATGAAAGCAATTGACGGGGTTCAAGAAGCATATAAAACTCCAATATTTCATTATGATGATGAACGGCAAAATGTAGTTAACATACATCCATATACTGGTGAAGAATTTATATTATGGCAACCAGCATTTATTACCAAAGCATGGTACAAAGGAAATCCAATTAATGTAGATGAGATACAAGATAAATTTTGGAAAGCGTTAGTCAGAGGAAAAAACATAACAGATTTTGTTCTAAGAGAAGGCGACTTTTTAATTTGTGACCAATATTATACACTACATAGACGGTCCTGGGTTCAAAGCATAGAAAGAGTAATATGGCGACCAGCGTTTGATTATTCAAACATACTGGGTCCAGACAGTGCATATGATCCAAGAATAGAAGATAAAAAATACGTTTCAAGACAACGAGCAAACAAAGGCTAAACAATATGTTAAAACAAAAACAAGCACCACTTAGTGATGATCAAATATTTCTAAGTTCATCAACAGAACAAATTACTTGGGGTGAACTACACGCTAACCTTGATGCTAAGATTGAAAGACTAAAAGAACATGGTATTGGACCTCACGTTGTTTTTGTAATAGCAGAACAACAAGTTACAATAGATGATTACTTGTGGATTCTTGCTAGTATTAAGAATGGTGGCAGTGCAACACAAGCCGACGGCAGACAAAGTAAAATGGAATTAGATGGATTAATTGCAGGGTCCAAAGCAATATGTATTATACGTAGCAACGAGATCACCATGCTAACAGACGATTTGACACCTACAATACTGCATCCATTAGAGATTTACAGAGGTATGACAAGTGGAACTACAGTTAAAGAGTTCTTTGAAATGTATCCTTTCTTTTGGGATTATGAAGATCACGAAAATGCAATTGTAGACGGAGAAACATTATTAGGTTGCACAGCACATGCATCAACTCAGCATTTGTTTGCTATTGCACCAGAGTTTGAACAAGATGAAAGACCTTATATACTTTGTACACATGGATTTACTGCAACATACAATCCGTATAACTTATTGAGAATGTATTATGTTGGCGGTGGATTACACTTTTTAAATTACGGAGATAACATTCCAGAACAAATACAAAAAGCAAATCCTAATTGTTGCATTTCATATCCTATTGCAGTTAAGAATATAGTAGCCGCTTGTCCTGATGATTTTAACTGGAGTGGCATTAAGTATTGGGAATGTTCGGGTGGACATACACCAGAATCAGTTGTGCGTAGTATTGAAAAGAAGTTTAACTTTGTATGTATGCATAACATGATGGCATCAACAGAAGCAGACTGTCATTCACGTGCAGAGTATAGACCAGGTGATCCAATAGAAAAGTTTTATGGATTTGTTTATGACCCTGCATTTTATAATGGCGAACTTAAATATGACGAAGAAGGTGTACTATGGTATAAGTATGGAACCCGTGACTGGCAAACAGATGGAGATAAGTTTGAAGAAAGAGACGGAGCATGGTTTTACAAAGGTAGAGCATTTGATGATGTTATCTTTATGAAAGGTGGTGTTAAGATTTACACAGGAATGATTGAAGCAAAAGCATTACAGACACCAGGCATTGAAAATGTTGCTAGTTGTAGTAAAGACGAATTACATTATTTGATTTATACAGGAACCGCTGACATACACAATATGGCAAAAAGTTTTAAAGAAATGCAACCATCAAAAAGACCACATGAAATATATCAAGTTACTGATAAACTATTCTTTGGGCAAACAGACGATACAAGAACTCCACAAAAGTTACAAAAAAGCAAGTTAGCGGGTATTGTATTAAATGGACCCGCTAATCAGATACTGAACCATGTTCATGTTAAGGATCACTCTCAAGTATGAATGTTAGCGATGCAATAAAGAAACGTAGATCAACTAGAGCTTTTTTAGATAAGCAAGTTTATCCACATATTGTAGTTAAAATACTAGAACAAGCAAAGCGATCACCTAGTGGAGATAATCATCAGCCATGGGATATAGCAGTATTGTCAGGAGAAGCAAAAAACAGTTTATGTACTAAGTTAGAAGAAGCATTTAGATCGGGCAAGAAACCCAAAATGGATTATGGATATTACCCACAAAACAAAAAGTCTGAAAAGGATACTAAATGGTTTGGCAGATACAAAGAAAACAGAAAAGCATGTGGACTAGCGTTATATTCTCAATTAGGTATAACTAGAGAAATGCAAGCAGAGAAAGATGATTTATATGCAAAGAATTACAGAGCCTTTGATGCACCAGTAATGTTATTATTTTTTATAGATAAAGAACTAGGCAAGGGTTCGTATGTTGATTATGGAATGTTTCTACAAAGCATTATGTTATTAGCAACAGAAAATGGGTTAGCAACATGTCCACAAGGATCACTAAGTGAATACGCAGACATTGTACGAGAAGAATTACCCGAATACAAAGACAAAATAGTTTTATGTGGCATGAGTATGGGATACGAAGATCCTAGTAAGCCAATTAATAATTATAGAACTATAAGACAAGATATAAATGAAATGGTAAAGTATTATGACTAAAAAATGGTTAGACGAAGTATATGCAAAGACTAATAGTCAGTTATACGACAATTGGGACAACTACAATGAACAAGTAATAGAAGAACTAGGATGGAAGTGTCATACATTAGCATCAGAATGGATTACTGCTAATTTTAATAATGGTACAGAAGTAGCAGACATAGGATGTGGTAATGGACAAGTGGGTTTTGGAATTAATCAAGGATTATATTTGATAGACGGATATGATGTTAACCAAGGCATGCTTGATAGATTTATAGCAAAGAATTATAGATCAAAACAAATACACGATATTACATCAGCACCATTATCAAAACAATATGATTGCATTACCGCAATAGGAGTATTAACACAAGGTCATGTGGATGCAAGTGCATCTAAGAACCTTGCAGATAGTTTAACAGATGAAGGATTATTATTTTGCAGTATGTCTTTGCACGATGGTGATTGGTTTGTTGAAGGGGGCTGGGATGCTCAAAAAGATTTGGAAGTAGTTAGTATGGAAACTATACACAGTTTAACTACTCCTGAAGGCGAAAAGCAATACCATAATATAATTATATGGAAAAAGAGTTGACAACAGCTTTATTTTATTATATAATAATAGAGAATTTGCAACTAAATGCAAAGAAAAGGAGAAATAAATGGGATATTTTATTCTCGGGATTTTAATAGGATGGCTAGTGCCTAGACCTAAATTAATAGGTAAGGCAGAAGCAGCTATATGGAATCCAATTAAACAAAAGATGCCAAAAAGTGTAACAAAGCACTTTGGCTAAGAAAAGGAAATAATGACTACAGGTAAAATAAAATGGTTCAATCCAAGTAAAGGATATGGATTTATTGAGACTAGCGAACAAGATAGTGATGTGTTTTTACACATTTCTGCATTGCAGGAAGCTGGAATCGAAACTATAACAGAGGGTGACAATGTTACTTTCGATATAGGAGAAAACAGAGGTAAAACTACCGCTGTGAATATCAAAAAAGTCGCTATTAGCGAATAATAACAAGGGAGAAAACATTATGAATACACATGATGAAATCGTAGTAAGCTACGAAACATATCTTGCAGAGCATCAAAACTTTGAAGATAAAGGCGTGAAAGCCTCAGCCGCTCGTGCCAGAAAAGCACTAGGCAACATTGGAAAACTTTCAAAAGAAAGACGTAAAGAGATCCAAGAAAAGAAAAACAATCTATAAGGGGAATCCAAAATGTGGAAATCACTTAAAGATTTACCTACCTTAACTGAATTGTTTTTTGGTAAAGGTGTTAACCCTGCAACGTATAGAGGTGAAAATAAAACACCTGCATACCTAACGGGCAAAGGTAAAAAGTCTAAAAAAAGCACAACCAAGAAGAAGGCTATTACGGAGGTGAGCTCGTCGACTTCTAAGGCTAAAGGTAAGAAGGCAACCAGTAAGAAACTGACTGCTGAAAAACCAAAGACTATAAAGAAAACAAAACAAACGGACAAGGTGGACTTACCGTTTTGAACAGTAAAATAACAAATGAACTGAATACTCTTTTAATGGCTAGTCCACAACTAATGCGAGACAATGCATTACTAAGTCAAGCCATTAATGGAACGTTTGGAGTAAGTATAAAAACAAATGATCTTTATCACAAAGACATTAACGAACTCGCTGCAATCATTGACTATGCAGTACTAAAGAACTACTTTAGTAAAGTATGGCAACCAAAAACAAAGAAGTACAAGTACAGTGGATTAACTATCATTGACGAAGTTAATGCGTTAAAGCCTAGAAGCGTACTTGACTTGGGTTGCGGATACAATGAGTTCAAAGGTAAAATAAGTAACCTAACTGGAGTTGATCCATATAATACAAAAGCAGATGTGCAAAGTAGTATACTAGATTATCGTAGCCAAGACTTATTTGATGTTACTATTTGTTTAGGAAGCATCAACTTTGGCACTGTAGATAAAGTTTATAATGAACTTGAACACGCAGTTAATTTAACTACACCAGGTGGGCTACTTTACTTTAGAGCAAATCCAGGAATACAACACAAAGCACCAGAGGCTAAGTGGATTGAATTTTTTAACTGGAATAGCCAATTTATTATTAATAGTGCTTCAACATTGAACTGTAGTATTGTTGATATTAGACAAGAAGACGGTGAAAAAGGCTCTAGATACTACTTTGTGTTAAGAAAAGATAAATAATATTATAATAATACAGAACTGTATTATTCCTGTCATACACCACACCCAGACGAGTGTTAGGGTTCCAAGGTGTAACTCATCAAATTACATAGATGTTTTATTGAGTGTTGAAGATCGTGTCTTTGGCACGGATTCTTATTGACAAAATTTCATAGACTATATCGGAGATAAAAAATGGAAGCATACTTAATGTTTTTAATGCTAGGCGTTATATATGGATTCTTTGTAGGACTAGTACCAGTTGCTGGTGCCACAACAGGATTGATAGCCATATATGCATTTGTAGGATACTTTGACGATCCTTATATGCTAGTGGTGTTTACAACAGCGGTTGTAGTAACAAGTAGTATTGGAGATAGCTTCTGTGGTGTAGTTATGAACGTTCCAGGTGCTGGAGGTGCCGCCGCTACAATGATTGATGGTTTTCCTATGAGTCGCAGAGGCGAGGCAGCTAGAGCATTAAGTGCCGCAATTAGCACAAGTTGGGTTAACGGATTAATATGGGGCTTACTCGTATTCCTGTTCTTACCTTGGTACGCTAAAATTGTGTTGTACTTTGGCGTTAAAGAAATGTTTGCGTTCTTAATATTTGCAATGACATGTGTAATATTCATTAGTAGCAAGTATTGGATACGAGGCATTATTGCATTGATCGCCGGCTTTATGGTTGGACACATAGGTATGGATCCCGAAACTGCGGCTACTCGTTGGACAATGGGTTGGGATTACTTAGGAGATGGAATACAAATGATTCCTGTAATGGCAGGTGTGTTAGCATTTCCTGAATTACTAAGTGCATATCGCATGAAAGCCGAAAAGATATATCTTGATTCTGCAAAGATTAAATCGCAGTTAGTTCAAGGTATAAAAGATAGTTGGAAATATAAATGGGATGGATTACGAGGTGGCTTCATCGGAGGCTTTGTTGGATTAATTCCAGGTATAGGTGGCAACATTGCAGATTGGTTTGCTTATAGTCAAACAGTTGCAGTTGCTAACAAAGACGAAGAAAAGGGTGAGATAGGAATTGGAAAAGGTAGTGTAAGAGGTGTAATTGGTTGCGAAGGTGCCAACAATGCCCAAAAAGCTACTAGCTATGTACCAACAATTTTGTTTGGAATTCCTGGTGCACCGTTTGAAGTTATTGTAATGGGACTCTTAATGTATGTTGGCTTGGAGTTGGGTACTCCAAGTGTTCTCGCAGATGGAGTATTTTTTGATCATCTACTTAGCAGTTATCTAGCAAGTTTGATTATCATTTTACCTATCTCATATTTGTTTATCAAGTATGCAGTTAGGATTACAAATATACCCTTTAGATATTACTTTTGGCCAATACTAGCATCGCTGGTATGGTCGTGTACACAATACACAGGACTTATAGAAGACTATTATATGTTTGCTATTTGTTGTGTAGTTGGTGTATTCTTAAAGTATTGTAAGTTTAGTCGTGTAAGTTTCTTAATTGGTTTCATTCTTAGTGCAAGAATTGAAGCAAGTTATTTGCAATTTACAGGATTGTATGAATGGATCGATTTGATTACAAATTGGTTACCCGCAACATTCCTCGTGTTGGCAGTTTTGGCTGCAATTTGGGGTTTGTTTTTTAACAAAGCAAAAATAGAATTCGTATAGGAGTAAAATATGAATAAGTTAATGAAAACATTTTTGGCAGTTGCAGTAGCAATGTCATTCTCTGTTCCAGCATGGGCAGAATATACTTTCATTGTACCACAGAAGCCTGGCTCAGGAACATCTGTGTGGACATCGATTGTAGCAAAAGAACTTGAGAAGCACTTAGGTGAAAAGATCAAGATCGTAAACATTCCAGGTGCAAACGACATTCCTGGATTTAATAAATTCCATAATGATTTACAGTCAGACGACAAGACGGTTATGGTATCACATGGTGGTAATGGTGTAAGTTATCTAGTAGATGATGTAGACTATGATTACTATCAGTATGATCCAATTGGTATGATGAACCTTACAATTATTAATGGTCACCAAAAGTCAATTGATCCATATACAGATAAGATTTTGTTCTCAGCTGGTTCAGGTATGAATCCAGATATGATGGCACACATCTTACTTAAAGGTGGACCAGGTTTAACTATGGAAGCAGGTAAAGAAATCTTCAGAACTCAATACAAATACATCAAAGGTATGTCAGGTGGAGAGCGTAGATTGTCTTATCAACGTGGTGAGCTTAATGTAACACGTGAGTCAACAGCAGCTTATAACAAATATTATAACGATGCTCCTTACTCAACTGTATGGTTCTCACAAGGTGTATTCAACTTGGAAACAGGCGAAATTGATGCAGATCCAAACTGGCCAAACCAATCAATCCACGAAGTGTTTGAACAAAAATGGGGTGTTGCTCCTTCAGGTGAATTCTGGGACGCATTCGAATTAGTTCGTAACTTCCGTGACGTAATGCAAAAAGCATTATGGACTAAAAAAGACAACCCAAACACTCCGGCTCTTGTTGCGGCATTCCGTGCCATGGCAGCAGACCCAGAGTCAATGGCAAAGATTTATGTAAAAACTGGAAAGTATGACTGGATTATCGGCGACGATATGAAAGGCGCACTAGACATTTTACGTAACCAAATCGAGCGTGATACATATGCTAACCTAGTTGACTTCTTGCAGTTTACAGGTAAACCAGCAATCTTTAAAGAAGATGTTATCCCTCAATAAGTCCTAACTACCTTAGGAACGTAACTTAGGTTACATTAAAGGGCAGCTCCTGTTGCCCTTTTCTTATGACTAGCATTTTATTAAAGCATAGGTTAAAGAAATTGCTGAAAATAATAAATAGTAGTAGTTAATTAAGGAGAAGCATACTAATGAAAGTATTATTACAAACATTGGCGCTATTATTTTTAGTACTAGGAAGCAACTTTGCATATGCTGATCCTATTGTAACAGAAAGTACTAGTAACAGTACAGTCACAACAAAAGGTGACAACAAAACAACAGTCAAAAGCCCACCACCAAGTGCAATTTCACCTAGTATTAACAGCAGTAATAGTGATTTATGTACTGTTGGCATATCAGGTGCAGTTCAAACACAGATACTCGGTATTAGTGGCGGTTCAACTATCCGTGATCTAAATTGTGAAAGGCTAAAAATAGCAAAAACAATCTATGACATGGGTATGAAAGTCGCAGCCGTAAGTGTGATGTGTCAAGACGACAGAGTATTTAGAGCTATGGAAATGGCAGGTACTCCTTGTCCGTTTTTAGGTAAAATTGGTGATGAAGCCCAGAAAAAGTGGGATGCTAATAAAGATTTAAAACCTATAAACAAAGAGAAGGAGACTAGAAAGAATGACAAACTTGAAGGTGCTATGCAAGGCATTGGTATTGTTGGTTTGCTTTTGTTTTTACTCTAGTTTCGTACTAGCAACAGATACTACAGCACCAGATAACCCGACTACTACAACTCCTTATACATTTGATCCAGATGATGGAACAATGACGAGTCCAACATTTGGATGCCCAAGTGGAACTAGTGCTATGATCCACACAGGTGAAACAGGAATACGTTTTGGTGAATGTGTAAACACGTTCGCAATATCATATGCAATTAATCAAGCATTAGCAGGCACAGGCGTCAGCATAGACAAAGCTCACTATGAATGGAAATATATACATTGTTTCAACACTGATGACGGTAATGGAACTAGGGAATTTTGTAGTGCAAATATTGAAAACAGAGTTAATACAAACACAGGCGCAATCACGGATAATACTTCGTGGGACGAATTAGTTGTGGTCGTAGAAGTCACAGATAGTAGTGGCAATGTAGTTGAAACTAAAACATGGACCATGGACACATGGTATGAATGGACATCAAGTAACGCTCACAGTAGTAACGAAGTCCAAGAAGGATCAACCTATTGGCAGATACACGAAGATAATATAGAAATATACAATCACACAACAAATGCAGGAACAATACGCACACCAAATAGTGTGGGTGATGTAAGGTTTAGAATAACAGGATACGACAAAGGTAATTGGGATGGATACTATGGTCCTATTATAAAAGATATGAAAACTTGGTTTACTTACAGAGCAAACCCATGCAATGACACAGCATTATATGATTCTAGTTGCCCAGGCTATGCAGACGCATTAGCAACATACGAATACAACACAGCCTGTTCTGCTGATGCTACATACGACAGTGGCTGTCCAGGATATGCGACAGCTTATTACAATCAACAGTGTAGTGCGGATCCATTATATGATAGTGGATGTAGTGGCTATGCAACAGCATATTACAATCAACAATGTAGTGCAGACCCACTCTATGATAGTGGATGTACAGGATATGCCGAAGCATACTACACTCAACAATGTACTGCTAATCCATTATATGATAGTGGATGTACAGGTTATGAAACTGCTTACTATAATTATCAGTGTAGTGCAGATCCATTATACGATAGTGGATGTACAGGGTATGCTGAAGCATACTACACTCAACAATGTACTGCTAATCCATTATATGATAGTGGATGTACAGGTTACGCAGAAGCATATCTAAATCAACAATGTACTGCTGATCCTTTATATGATGCAAGTTGTACCGGGCACTTTGAAGCACAGTGTGAAGTTAATACATTGTATAGCAGTCAGTGTACTGGCTATAGCGAGGCATACTTTAATCAACAATGTTTGTATAACCCGCAATATGATAGCTTGTGTCAAGGATATCAAGCACCAGTTGTAGATGTACCAGAAGTAGGCGACATTGGAATACCCGGCACCGGTGATAGTGTTGTTGATAATATTATATCATTACCGCCAGCTCGTATGCCAGATGTAATTATACTACCACAGCCATCAGCACCCGAACCAGAACCAATTGAGGTAGTAGTTATTCCAACAGAAATTGTAGTAATAGACGCACCAGTTATAGTAGCACCAGTATTAGAAACAGATCTTGCTCCTGAAGTACAACAAATTGAAGCTGAAGTAGAAGCACAGATTGAATTAGAATTATCGATTGATGTCGAACCAGAACCAGAAATGGAGATGCCAAATGAATCCCAAGAAGAAGAGCCCAGTAGTGATGTGGAACAGTCAGTGGATAATGACGGACCAGATGAGGATAGTAACGACTCAGAATCATCACAAGAAGATAGTTCCACTGAGGATACTGAAGGAGATACCGAGGAAACAGTAGAGGAAAACACAGAAGATGAAAGTACAGAAGATGAAACTACTGAAGAAGAAAGCACAGAAGAAGAGTCTACCGAAGAAGAAGCTACTGAGGAAGAATCAAGCGAAGAGGAAAGCACTGAAGAAGAAGCTGCTGAAGACGAAACTACAGAAGAAGAAGCTGCTGAAGACGAAACTACAGAAGAGAAACCAGTTGTAAAGAAAAAGAATATTAAAAAACTAACAAAGGCACAAAAAGAAAAAGCAAAGAAAGAAAAGATGAAAGAAATTATTAAAGATAAGTTAAATAAGTTAGCAGAAGATATGGGCAAAGCACAAACACTAGAGGCTCAACAAGCCTTACAACAAATCATTGCTGCCTTAATTAACTATGTTCCTGGATTTAATGCTTATGGACAAGTAGCAATACCAGGAGTAGATTTTTATAATCAAGATGAAATTTACAAAGATAAAAAAGTTCCAGAGAATTTGCGAGGTTTAAGGAACGGACTAGCAAGTGAGCTACTTCACAAGAAGATGGTTGACATGCAGTATGAGGGAATGGATTAAGGAGCCATAATATGGGAATAATAAAATACTTAGCAATTATACCAGCGATAGCAGCCGTAGTGGCTTCGTTGTATGGAGGGTTACAATATGTAACTGGATTGCAGAACACAATAGAAACAAATGAAAAGCATATTGCAAGTTTGCAAATGTCAACTGGAAACAATTATCAATCGTTAGACACAATGATGAATAGTGAAGTAGAAAAACTAGACATTCGTTTAAAGGCTGTTAATGAGTTGTATAAGCAAGGACGAGAAGAGATGCTACTTGAGATGACTAACTTTGCTACACAGATTGCTAGAATACAAGTATTAGCAGAATCACTAAGAGATGGTCAGTATAAACTGGCAAGTGAAGCTGAACTACGAGCAATGGAACAAAGTTATTATAAGTTGAATGATTCAATCGTTCAATTAAAATATGACTTGAAAGAGATGCAAAGACAACTTAACGGAGGATATTAAAATGAACAAATATATGTATTTTGGTATTCTTATTGTAGTTGCAGTTGTAATGGCTTTCTGGAGCAAACCGGCAAAGGCTGCCAATGAATATTTACAATATGGTGGAGGCCATTGTCAATCAGCAACACTAGAACCATACATAGAAAAAAGCACAGAAGATAGCTTATCTATTAACGGTGGCGACAGTAGCTATAACAACAACAGTGACAGAAACTCATTGAGATTTGGCATAAGGTTATCAATTCCATTGGGTTCAACTTGCACTAAAAAATATAAACAAACAATGATGACAAATGAATTACTGAAGCAACAGTTAGAAATGCTTAAACTTTGTGCAAGGTATCAAGGACTTGAACTAGGTGAAGAGTTTGCTGAAGTAAGAACAATGTGTGCTGGAGTACGCAAGAAAACAGAGGTAACAAACGATGAGTGATAAAACAACATTAGAAGTAGGTGGATTAAAGTTTACTGGAGGTAAACTATTTTTAGTTATTACTATATTATCTACTTTAGGCGGAGCAGCATGGGGAGGTTTTGAATTCTATAATGACTATAGAAATATGAAAGCCAAGATAGAACGCTATGTAGCACCAGACCTAAGCGGAATTAGAGCAGAACTACAGGTAGTCAACACTAAACTTGATGAAGCACTAGACTATTCTAAAGACATTAAAAACGGATTGCGTGATGATATTGTTAGACTAGAACGTATTGTTGATCAAGTAGAAGATGATGTAAACAAAGTTGAAGATAAAACACGTGAGCAAATTGATTTAGCTGATCAACGTTTTGAAAACAAGCGTGACCAGTTGCTAACTGATTACCAACAAAAAGCAGATAGTTTAACAACAAGTACCGACTTAAAACTTAAAGAATTAGAAAGTAGACTTAACAAAAGACTACAAAGAGCATTAGATAATCCACTAGCTCAATAAATAAAATACAACACCTCCTAATGGGGGGTGTTTTGTATTATCATAAATATAACTATACTTAAAGAAACACATACAAACACTTGACATTTCACTCTATTTAATGTATTATAAGGTATACAATGACAAGACTATTAATAATAACAGGACCACAAGGCAGTGGTAATCACTTATTCAGTAAATGTTTAGCAGTACACGAAGATGTATATGGATGGAAATCTCTACTAAACACTTATTGGGAAGGTCATCATCATGAGCCATTTGCTGATGCATGGGAAGATCCAGAACTACTACATGAGTTTAATTGGAGCCAATCAGAATACTTTGTAACAAGTGTCAGTTGTCCTTATTTTAAAAATAAACAAGCAGTTGTTCCTAATTATGAGAAATTTATTGAAACAGCAAAGCAATATGTAGACCAAATTGATGTAGCAATTATTGGAAGAGATCAAACTATTTTAGAGTATCAACAGCTAAGAGTACGTAAAGAACACACTACTGAAATTGCACTTAATAGTTTTAAATGGTTATTTAAAAACCAGCAATGTAGTTTTTTAAGTCAAGAGTTACTTGCATTATACAAAGTAGATTATTTAAAACAAGTAAGTAAACAATTAGATTGGCCTATTGCTTATCTAAATGTAGATGAAATACTTACTAATGATGCTAATAAGAAGTACATAAAAGATGTACAAGAATACTGGCTAGATGATGAAGTTCATAAAGCAGTAAATGAAAGTTAAAGAGAGAATTATATGTTAGACGTTTTTATGTTAACATTCGGTGAACCCGAAGCAGATGAAAATTTTGAAATACTAAAACTAAAAGCCCCACATGCCAAACGCATAGACAATGTACAAGGATTATTGCAAGCACACCAGGCCGCAGCAGAAGAATCACGCACAGGTTATTTTTATGTATGTGATGCAGATGCAGTAATACAAGAAAACTTTGCATTTAAGTTTGAGCCTAGTGATAGACGAGAAACATATCCAGGTGTAAAAGAAACAGAATGTGTGTTTACTTATCGTAGTCATAATCCTATTAATGATTTGATATACGGATATGGTGGACTTAAACTATTTCCTAAAAAGAATCTATTAGCAGTAACAGAATTTAAAGTAGACATGACTACAAGCATTGGTGCAAAGTTTGTACCTAAGTTTGAGATTGCAAACACTACTGCATTCAATACAGATCCATTTAACACATGGCGTAGTGGATTTAGAGAATGTACTAAGTTAGCAAGTAATATTATTGATCACAACAAACAAGTTGATGATGCATACAGATTAGAAGTATGGTGTACACGTGGTGAGAACAGACGCTATGGTGATTATGCAATACTAGGTGCTCAACAAGGGCGAGACTTTGGAACGCACTATAAAGGTAATACAGAAGCATTACGTAAGATTAATGACTGGAATTGGTTAAAGGAAACATTTAATGAAGCACTCTGAGTTTACAAGTAAGTTTCACTGGCTAAATGGAATAAGTGAATACTTTCGTGCAACTGAGCAAGAAGAAAAATACGAGCCAATATTTAAAGCATTATATCATCAAAACTATTATCGCAAACGTGATATATTACATGAACTAATGATTAAAAAATATGAAGGTATGGATAAGGTTCCTGATCATTTGCTTAGGTCTTGGACAAACATGCTACTAAACGAACATATGGATGATGTAGAAGTAAAAACAGAATTAATTACTAGTCTAATTGCTACTGTATCAGAAGATGACTTTGTTGATCGTATTGCTAAGTTCATTGATTATTTTACAGTAGATCATAACACTGATATGCTATTACCTGACTTAGGCGATTTCTTATCACGTGGGCAAGTAAAAAGCAAGATTTGGTTAGCAACTGAACTAGCAAAATGTGTTGAAGGTAAACTAGGTAATGTAGTATTTTATGGTGGCTGGTATAACTTTGTAGCATATTTTTTGTTTTCACAGTTTGAAGTAGATAAAGTGTATAGCATTGATACTGACCCTACTGTTATTCAACCAACTGAACGTTTATATAGAAAAGAAGTTAACGAAGGTAAATTCTTTGCTATTACACACGATGTTAATAAACTTAAATGGAATGGTAATAGTATGGTATATAATGTCCATCATTCAGAACATGAAGAACAGGTGAATATGGTTGTTAATACAAGTTGTGAACATATGAATAACGAATGGTATGAAAACTTACCTAATGGAACATTTGTAGTACTACACACAAATGATTATTTTGATAATCCACAACATAGTAATTGTTGTAAAGATTTAGAAGAAGCCAAAAACAAATATCCCATGCAAAGTGTAATGTACGAAGGTGAATTAGATACAGAACTATATAATAGATTTATGTTAATAGGTGTTAAGTAATGGAAGATGTAGTATACATAGAATTTGTTATGAATGATTTCACTGAACATTCTGAAATTGATGCGTGTTGTAAAATATCAGCAGAGCTAGGAGCAAAAGGATTAACATATGGTCCAGACTTTTGGTTTCATGAATCATACGAAGAAGATGAAACAATGATTCTCAAGTTTGGATTTATGGACAAGCATGAAGCTATGTTAGTTAAGTTATCAGGTGTACAACCATTACATGCGGCAAGAACATTACATTAAACATCATGCCAGCAGTAATAAAGTTTTACACAGACGAGTACACAAGTAACAAAGATATGTTTGCTACATATGATGCTATAGGAAACATATCATCAATACTAAGATCAGAAAATTTTGTATACGGAGTAGATGTTAGATTAGCAGAAGTATATTATAAAGAACAAAATGGTAGACAAATAATAGCATTTGAATTTGTAGATGAAAGACGAGCTATGCTATTAAAACTAAAAGGAATTCACAATGGATAAAGAATTATGGAATGTAATACTTGATGGATTCTCATTACGAGAGTTACAAACAGAAGCCGCTCGTGCTATAAGCACTATGAAGGCTGATAATAATAGTATTCATAAATTTAATAAAGTAGCACACCACAATAGCCAATTATGGTACAGAGCAGTTATTATTCATTATTGCGAAGAGCATGGTGGTTTTCCTAGCGAAATGGGTCCAGGAAAAGATGTAAAATTGATAATGGAGGAGTAATGTTAGTAAAAATAAAAGACATAGGCGGAGAACTAATTAAAGATAACAGTACCTATACACTAAAAGACAATACACACTTAAATAATTTAGTTGTTAGTTCAACAGATTTAAAACCTTACCAAAGCACAAACGGTCATACACACCCTGGACAAGAAGAAGTATATTATTTTGTAAAGGGTGCAGGAACTATGTACTTAGATAATGTTCCTAGATTTGTAGAAGCAGGCGATGTAGTACTAATAGAAGATGGAGTACACCACAGAGTTAGTTGCGGTCCAGAAGGACTATACTTTGTATGTGTGTTTGATGGAAAGAGATCACATTAATGGAATTATTATTAACTAACATAATTTATGTTGGGTACAGATTATTAGTAACTGCACATATTGTAAAATTCTTTAATAAATATATGTTCTACTCGGCCGCAGTTTTAATAGCGGCACAAGTAAGTTTTTTATATGATGGTGGAATATTTGCTTGGTTCTTTCAAGCACAAGTATTACCTTCAATGGACGAGCTTATACAAGCCAACGTATTATACACACTTAGAGTAGGAATAGCATGGGCATTTATATATTGGTTGTGGCAGATAAGAAAACTTAATTATTACTTAGCAGTATTTATTGGAGCAGAAATGACATTTGCAGTTGACTACTTTATATTTGATGGAGTGTTTTAATGTACGAATATAAACAGATTAATGAGGTTCACTTAGAAGTTACACAACGTTGTAATGCAAGTTGTCCTATGTGCGACCGTAATGAAAATGGCGGGCCAGTTAATCAGCATATCAAAAACAACCTACAAGAACTAACACTTGACGATTGTATTGACATGTTCCCACATGATTTTATTGCACAACTAAAGACAATGTATATGTGTGGTAACTTAGGTGATCCTATTAGTGCTAGAGATACATTAGAAATATTCCAATGGTTCCGCGACTGTAATCCTAATATGTGGTTAAGTATGAACACAAACGCAGGTGCAAGAGATCCAGAATGGTGGGCCGAAGTTGCTAAAGTAATTGGCCGTAATGGTTGTGTTATTTTTAGTGTAGATGGACTAGAAGAAACTAATCACTTATACAGACAAGGCGTACAGTGGGATAAAGTAGAGCGTAACATGAAAGCATTTATTGCCGCAGGTGGTAGAGCTAGATGGGACTACTTAATCTTTGAACATAGTGAATGTGATGTAGAACGTGCAGAACAACTAGCAAAAGAATGGGGTGTTGAACGTTTTATGAAAAAGAAAACAGGTCGCTTCATTAATGCAAACAGTGAGAAAAAAGAAACACACCAAGCAAAGAATCGCAAAGGTGCAGACATGCAACAACTTGCTAAACCTAAAAAAGCAGAGCATCAGAACCTAGCATTATTAAAACAAGAAGAGATTGAAAAGACATACGGCAGTATGATGGACTACTATAATCAAGCCACAGTAAAATGTAAGGTAGCAGGTAAAGATACTAAAAGTATTTTTATTACCGCAGAAGGATTAGTTATGCCTTGTTGTTGGACTGCTGGTCGTATGTATAAATGGTGGCACAGTGATCCTAAAGTAGAACAGATATGGGACTTCATAGATGCAGCAGGTGGCAAGGATGGAATTAGTGCCAAAGTAAATGGCATTGAAGGTGTGTTTGCTAGTGGCATTATGAAAAACATACAACGCAGTTGGGCATTCAATAGTATTAAAGAAGGCAAGCTAGGTGTATGTGCTCAGAAGTGTGGAACAGAGTTTGATCCTTATGCTGAACAATTCAAATAAATAAATACATAACATGATAGAACTATTTCTCAATGCAATACCTAATGTTTTGGCCGCAATGATCGTAGGAACAACTGCCGGCGGACTAGTGCAAGCATGCGAAGAAGATATCCCTAAACTAACAAGACTTAAATCGAGATTAACGGAAGTTATGATTGAAAGAGAAGTAGAAGAAGATATACAAAATGCCTTTTGGGCATCGTATGATAATGCATACACTAAAGAAAAAGATATAACATTACCTTGTGAAGAAGCCTTAATTGCATTAGGCAGTTCAAAAGAAGAAGTAGACGAAATTCTCAAAGACGCAAGTGCTGAAACTAGAGATGAGAATAAAGTAATGATAATAGATCAGAGGCATCATTAAATGAGTAATAAAAGACCAGCCTGTTATGCTCCATGGGTAACAACATATGAATATAGTACAGGAGAAATTGTTCCTTGCTGTGAATGGCAAGGTGGTTCATTAGTAAAAACAAGAGAACACATGAGTTTGGAAGATAGATTCAATCATCCTGCTATAGAAAAAGTGAAATCACAATTACTGGCAGCCGATAGAGATGATATTGATACTCTTCCAGCTGGTTGTTTACATTGTAAGAAATTAGAAAAATCAGGAAATGATTGGTCAATGCGTATGGCACTTGACGATGCAGTCGAAATTGCTGAGAGAGAAAGATCATATAAATTTAACCCTAATGAATATAAGCAGTTGTGGTTAGATTATAGAGAAAGTAATTTCTGTAATTTTAGTTGTAAGATGTGTGGACCTGCATTAAGTAGTACACATGCAAAGATTCAAGGCATGTATGGCAAAACTGGAATAATAAAAAACCCGCACAAATTACAAATGTACTTAGACAGATTAGATGAAGTGGTTTACGTTATGTTCTTGGGCGGCGAGCCGGTATTAACTGATTCTATGTATATTATTTTAAAAGAAATAAGAAAACGTAACTTGCAACATAAGATTAATATGAATATTACTACTAATGCTAGTTTGCTACATCGAGATAGCGATAATTTATTAGAACTACTTGAAGGATTTAAAAGTGTATTCATTTCAATAAGTGTAGATGCAATAGGTGATCAACATAACTATTGGAGGCAAAAAGGTTCTTGGGATGCAGTGTATAACAATACTATCACAATGGCAAAATGGGCGAATGAGCAACCACAAAATAAAAAGACTACAACACGGATAGGAATAAGAAGTGCTATTGGCTGGCCAAATTCATATGGTGCTAGACACGTGTTTGATTGGGTTGCTAATGAATTAACATCTTTACTACCCGATGTGCAACAACGATGGAATTTAATTAGTACGCCAAATGCGTTAAGTCTAGAGCAATTACCCCAAGACAGATTAGATGATTTAAGTGTTTGGTGGAAGGATTATCCAGAAGTATCAGAAATGTTTAAACGTGTAAACTCTAATCCTAATAACAAGGCAAGCACATGGATAAAAAACGATTCAACAGATTATGATAAATGGCACAAAAATAGTTTTATTGAGGCGTTCCCAGAATTTGAAGATTTTTATAACAAACTCTCTATCAAATAGTCATTTATATAGGTTGACAAACCTACTATAATCACGTATAATTACTTAACAATAACATAAAAATCGGAGTAATACGCTAAATGGACTTACACTTAGCAGGGCAATCGTTTGCAAAAGACTATAAAAGTTGGTATAACTATTATAATTATATGCTCACGGCATTCTACGTTACAAGAATCTCGAAACAATGTGCTAGATTTAAACAACGATTTCCAGATAATGTAAACTGGCAGGCTTTATACACAGATAAGTTTGTGTTGACTAATGAATCAACACGAGCTACAATGGGAAGAAATGTTACTGATACGCATTTTGTAGAAGATACATATTATAATATAGCAAAATACATACACGATCATCCGGAAGACAATAAACAATCAATTATAACTTACTTAGAAGACGAGCATAGATGCGTACCTAAAGCATTCGCTATGCAATACATTATTGGTGCAATGGAGGCATTAGATATAGAAACATTGCAGGAATGTATTAGTAAAGTAAAGACAATACATTGGGGCGATGCTTACACTAATAATTGGGATACACATGACAAAGATAAATTAAAAGTATTTGGATTAAACGAATGAGTAAACCTACACAACGATATCTTAAACCTACATTGTTTAAACCTAAAGGCTCTGTGTTTGAAGGCTTGATATGGAAACAACCTAACTCAAAAGGCACAGACACATATGATGTTACTTGCACAGACAAAGGCTTTACTTGTGATTGCCCAGGCTTTACATTCCGTGGCAAGTGCAAGCATAGTTTAGAAGTGCTAACACGAGTAGAGATAGCATTAGATGACAAACACCCACAATACAGAATGGAGCTTGCCCAATGACAACACACGCAATGATTGATTTGGAAACATTAGGCACTGGTCCTGAATGTGTAGTATTAACTATTGGTGGTGTTAAGTTTAATCCAAATACAATTAGCGAACATTGGGAAGAATTTTACTACAGATTTGAAGTAGACGAACAATTAGAAAAAGGCAGAACTACGCAAGAGAGTACACTTGAGTGGTGGGGTAAACAAGAAGCAAGTGTACGTGAAGAAGCATTAGGTGATCAAAATCGTACACCAGTATTAGAAGTATTACAAGCACTAAACAAATGGTGTGTTAGTGCAGATACTATTTGGTGTCAAGGTCCTGCATTTGATATAGTTATATTAGAAAATCTACTTAAACAATATAATCATCACACACCGTGGCCGTTTTGGAAGATACGAGATAGTAGAACACTATTTGGCATTATGCCAGTAGATCCACGCAAAGCAATAGACTTTGCAGCCCATAATGCATTAGAAGACTGTAAGGTCCAAGCATTATGTGTACAACAAACAATCCAACAATTGGGTTTAACACTAAAATAAAGGAAATAACAATGGCAGAAATGACAGAGCAACAAATTCTAAATGCAAAAGCAAAAGCTGATGCAGGAACAGAAGTAACAGATACAAGTGCAAGTGCCCAAGCAGAAGCTAACGCAAGTGCAGTTGCAGGCGGATCAGTTACAACAGGTAACACTACAGTAAGTGGTGGAGCAGAAGCAGAAGTACACGCAAATGCAGGCGCAAGTGCAGGTGTATCGGGTGGAAATGCAAGTGCAGAAGCAGGCGTTGAAGTTGGTGCAAGTGCAGGTGTAAACGCATCATCTGAATCAGATTTAGGTGGCGGAGTTACAAGTACGACAGAAGCAAACGCAGGTGCTGAAACATATGCAAAAGCAGGCGTTGGTGGATCAGTAGGCAAAGATGGTGCTGAAGGTCATGCTGGTGCAATTGCTGGTGCAAGTGTAGGAGCAGGTGCAAGCACAGGAGTTTATGACGAAAGCGGCAATGGTGCTGAAGTAGGAGCAGGTGTTAGTGTTGGTGCTCAAGTAGGTGCTAATGTTAGCGGTGGTGCAACTATGGATGACGGCGTAGCAACAGTTGGTGTAGATGGCAAAGTAGCACTATTGGCAGGTGTTGATGTTGATGCAAGTGTATCAGTTGATACTAAGCCAGCACAAGAGTTTGTAGAAGATTCAGCAAATTCAGTTGCAAACACTGTAACAAATGATGCAAACACTGTAGCAAAAGAAACAACTAAGGCTGCAGACACTGTAGCAAAAGAAACAACTAAGGCTGCAGACACAATAACAAAGCCTTTTAAGAAAATCAAAAAGCCAAAGTGGCTATAACATGAAACAAATATTAGAGAATATCAATTTTAAAGCCATAAAATGCCTTTTTACTTGACATTTTCTAAATACTATTATACAATAACAGTTAATCAATTAGGAGAAATATGATATGAGTACCAGAGATATAGTGCAAGACATTGTTAAGCACACAGCCGGACTAGGCTTTATTACATCAGTAAAAGTCACAGGAACAGATGAATCAACTACACTTGACGCCATGGATGCAGATCGTACAGTTATTCTACAAGCAAAATTACACAACACAGTTGAAGAATTCAATGGTGAGTTTGGACTAGGCAACTTAGGTTTCTTAGCAGGTGTTACTGCATTAAGTAACTATCAAGCAGAAGATTCTACAGTAGATGTTGTAGCACGAGATCGTAATGGAGTTTCAAGTCCAGATCATTTAATGTTTCGAGATGTAGATGGCAACACAGATCAGTATCGCTTTATGAGTAAAGAGATTATTGAACAAACATTACAAACTGTAAAGTTTAAGGGTGTTGAGTGGGATGTTACACTAGAACCTACTAAAGCAAAAGTAAATGAACTACAACAAGTAGCAGGCATTTACGGAGGCATTGAACCTAACTTTACTGTTAAGACAGAAGGCACAGACTTAATTGTAACAGTAGGTGCAGCTGACGGATCATTTACAGGTAAGCGTACATTTGCAAAAAATGTAACTGGTGAGATTACAGAAGGTTATGCATGGCCACTAGCACAAGTATTAGCAATCCTAAAACTAGGAATGTCAGGAACATGTGTAATGCAAATTAGTAAAAAAGGCGCATTAATGATTTCAGTTGATTCTGGAATTGGCAAGTACGATTACATTTTACCAGCACTTACAGTATAAGAGAATAGAATATGGCAGACAGAAAAGATCTAACAACTAGTAATAAAGACTACAGTGTGTTCTTGCCGAGCATCAGTAGTTTCTATTCTAAGTTCATAGCACAAGCACAAAAGCGTCCAGACTTTGTTAAGCCTGAACGTATGCCTAAAGGCTTTGAATATGGGATAGATGGCTTTGACTTTTTAAAACCCAAAGACAATTATTACAATTACAAGTGGGGTCTTTACTCTGCCGGACATGCCACTCGAGATACTGCAAAGAGTGATGTGCAGGAACCAATGATCCAAAAGCGTGACAGGGAGAATAGTTTTATCCTTGGCGATAGTGGTGGGTTCCAGATTGCTACAGGTGTAATCAAATGTGATTGGCCTAACTTTAAAACAGATGATGACTTGCGTAAAACAATTCTAAATTGGTTAGAGCATACCGCAGATTATAGTATGGTACTCGATATTCCTACATTGGCAGCGGCACCACCGCTTAATGCTAAAACAGGATTAACTGACTGGGTTGATTGTTTGGAATACACAATGTTTAATAACGATTACTTTGTTCGTAACAGGCAAGGTAAAACTAAGTTCTTAAATGTATTGCAAGGCAACAATGAACAACAAGCAGATGATTGGTATGCGGCAGTTAAGCATTATCCATTTGAAGGTTGGGCAATGGCTGGTTACAACATGAAGCAATTACATCTTGCATTACGCAGACTTATTGTTATGCGTGATGAGAAGATGCTCGATCCAGGTAGAGATTTAATTCACTACTTGGGTACAAGTAAATTGAATTGGTCTTGTATATTTACAGCAATTCAGCGTAACATCAGAGAAACTATTAACCCTAACATGATGGTAACATATGATGCGGCAAGCCCTTTTATTACTACTGCTAAAGGTCAAGCGTATACACAACATGTACACAGGAATAGTAAGTTTAGTTATGTTATGGAACAAGCAGTAGACGATAAACGTTTTCAGCACAGTGAAATACCTTTCCCATTTAACAGTCCTATTGGAGAGCGTATGAACATGGGTGACTTATGTTACATGGGTCCAGGTATGCTGAACAAGTTAGGCAAAGAAGGTAAAACAAGTTGGGATAGTTTCTCATACTTCTTGTTAATGGCACATAATGTTTATCAACACATTGAAGCATGTCAACGTGCTAATACATTAGCCGACATTGCTACAACAAGATATAAGCCTAGTCACTTAGAATGGAATAAAGTTAAGCCTGGGCAAAGTGAATTTGATTTATGGGTTCCACGTGATGTAATTTACGTTACTGAATTTGTAAACAAATTGTTTAAAAGCGAAACCCCGATGCAAATGTTAAATGAAGGCGAAGCAATGCTAACACACTTCAGTGGTATGAAATCTATTAAAACATCACAAGGTGCATTTGATAGTTTATTTGATTCGGGAGATACAGTTCAAGAAGAGTCAGATGGAGAGTTTACATCAGAACAAGCCGAAGCGGCAGAGGACTTTTTAGAACACCTATAAAACAAAGGAGAATGTATATGGGAACAGGAACAATTAATAGTAAGAAAAGACATCTAGCACATCTAGTTGAAAAACATAGAGAACTTGACAAAGAAGTAACTATGTTATACAATAAACATATGAGCGATGATGTTGTTAAACCACTTAAATTGGACAAACTACATTTAAAGCAAGAAATAGCGTCCTTAACAGAAACAATAAACAATTTAGAAGCCGGAAAATAAAATGGAAAGAGATTATAGTTCAAGTAGTGATGTTACAGGTGTTACTTATTTTGTAGGTAATGAAATCGAACACACACTTGCATTTGGAAAGAAAACACTATTTGTAGTAGGCATACAAGATGCAGACGAAATAATGGAAATGGCAGTAAAGAATAATGTTGAACACATTTACTTAGGTGCTAATCAAAGTTTTGAGATTACTGGAGAACATGGAACTGATGCCGAGCAAGCAGGTTGGGACCTAATGGTTAACTTGTGTATTGGTGCAGGCTATCTAGTCACGCTTGACTTTGATCTCGAAGATTTAGAATGGGTACAAGAAAGTGGTTACTCAGAAAACAATAATTTTATTCCAATGATCAGTGTTAAAGTTCCATACATTGAACAGTTGGGGTACAATGCTAACATTAAGATTGACGATGTTGATTTTAATGCTACAAACAAAGGTGTATGGACACATTCAGTACACTCATTAATGGACCCTAAAAAGTTCACAAACTGGAACCAATATAAACAAGACGAAATAATTGAATAGGAGAATGCTATGACTAAGAAAATTCGTTTAACAGATGAAGCTAAAGATGAAGCTGATGTTCAAGTAACATTAGAATCTACTGAGGCTCCTGCAGGTAGTAACGATATAGTTGTAAGACAACTTATGAAATATCTAGAAGCTATTGATTGGAAACTATGGGAAATACTAAAAATCCAAAAGAAACTTGTAGATAAGGAAGAGGATAATAATGCTTGATGTAACACAAAGACAAATATGGGTTACTTTTCAAAAGGAAGGTGTACACTTGTACCCTGCCGCTAAAGATGATCCAGCATTAGCAACAGGTGGATGGGATGATGTTTCATTCCTAGGTGTTGCACACAGGCATATCTTTCACTTCCGTGTAGCAATTGATGTATTCCACGATGACAGAGATATTGAATTTATTCAATTCAAACGTTGGTTGGAATCGTTGTATGCTTCAGATATATTAGAATTAAATCATCGTAGTTGTGAGATGATTGCAGAGGAATTAGCACAGGAAATTCACAACAAGTATCCTGGACGTTCAATAACAATTAGTGTTGCAGAGGATAATGAGAACGGTGCAACAATGACTTTTAACCCTAAACAAGGATGACATATTATGTCAGATGAAACAATAAAATACAAAACACCAGCAGTTAATAATCCCGGTACAGGTAATTATTTTAAACTAATGGGCTATTATAATATCAATGATATTAAGTATGATTTACTTAAAATTATTGCTCCATATGATGGCTATATGTACAATGAAGTAGAAACTAATAAACTTATTAGTGTTTTTAATTCATACTTGGGCGACTTAAAAAGAAGCTACAAGATCTTTTCTTTTGAAATTGCAAATACTGAAAAAGAAAATGCAATTACTTTTGATATTCAAATCAAAATGCAAAAGGATAGAAGCCCTAAGAAGCTAAAAATTCACGTAGGTAAACTTTGGTACGAAGTAGACAGAGCCAAGGAAGCAGGTAAAGATGCGTAAGCTATTTTACATGGGCTTGGAACCCTACGAAGGCCGTTATACATTACAGTTGCAAGACTGGAGTGAAGCGGCTTTTAAAGAGCGTGGTATAGATTATGTAATCGTGCCAGGCGAAACTATTGACAATACTAAATCAATTTCAGTTGGACAAGTGTTAGACGCACATGGGCGTTCATACTTTGGTATGAGCCAGCTCATGAACCTGGTACAAATGATGCGTAACGGAGAGTGCGGAGGAGAAGATGTAGTATTTTTTGAAGATATGTTTCAGCCAGGTATTGAAAGTCTTCCATATATTATGTGTCAGATTCCAGAAGAACAACGACCAAAGATTTATTTACGTTGTTTAGCACAAGCAGTGGACCCAGATGACTTTGTTCATGTATGGGGTATGAGCAAGTGGATGTCTTTATACGAACAAATGTGTAATGAGATTCCTAATGTACATATTCTTGCAACCAATGAAGAAATGGTTGCACATATGCGTATTGCTAATTGGAATGCACCTATCTATAATATTTCAGGTTTAAGTTTTGGCAAGAGGGAAGTGCTCTCCAGAATTAACAACCAAGTTAAGCCATGGACAGAACGCAGTGACAGAGTGGTATTTGCCGCACGTTTTGATCAGGAGAAGCAACCAGACTTCTTCATGGATGTTATTGAGATGGTGAAAGCTATTAATCCTAATATTGAATTCGCAGTACTAAGTGGCGGACCGTTGCGTAGTAACAACGAAAAGTATTTGACTAGAGCTTTACAAATGGAAGCGGATGGCAAACTTACAATCCTAAAAGACTTACAGAAGAATGATTACTATAATGTAGTTAATGATTCTAAAGTAATGTTTAATTGTGCATTGCAAGACTGGGTATCTAATACAGTTAGTGAAGCAGATGCATTGGGTTGTAATGTTGTTTATCCTGCATACAGAAGTTTTCCAGAAACTTTTGCAAATGATCATACTAGACTTTATATGCCTTGGAGCAAGGAAGATGCAGTAAGTAAAATCCTAGCAGGTATAGAAGCACCTAGTGATAAGATGGGTAAGATTAGTGATTGGACTAATGGTACTATTGATCGTATGCTTGACATTATGGAAGGCAGTTATAAACACAACAATTGGCTACGCAGTGGCAATAGATATCGTGACCACGTAGCAGAGGAGAAATATTAATATGAAAGTACTAGTAACAGGAGCAGGTGGGTATATAGGCTCACAGACATGTAAATTTCTAAGTGACAATGGACATAAAGTGGTAGGAGTTGATAGAAATAATCTTCGCCATAACTATTGCGTTGACAGTTATATTGGAAACTATGCAGACTTTGAAGTGCAACAGTTAATAGTAGACGTTGATAGCGTTGTTCATATTGGTGCAACTAGTTTAGTAGGACCTAGTGTTTTAGACCCTAGCAAATACTATAATAATAATGTTGTAGGCACACTAAAACTCTTAGATGCATGTAAGAATCAAGGTGTTAAGAGTTTTGTGTTTGCCAGTAGTGCGGCAACTTATGGTGAACCCGAAAGTGGTGTGTGTTTAGAAACAGAACAACACACTCCTATGAATCCATATGGTTGGAGCAAGCGTATGACAGAGATCATGTTAAGTGATTATGCTACTGCATACGGAATCAATAGCGTTAGTTTGCGTTTCTTTAATGTTGCTGGTGCAGATTCATTAATGGAAATGGGACAAGAAAAAGACGCTACACATATCATTGCTAAACTTATAGAAATGACTATGCAAGGCAAAGACTTTACATTAAACGGTGGAGACTTTGATACACCTGATGGAACATGTGTACGTGACTATGTTCATGTAGAAGATGTTGCTAGCGGAATACACAAAGCAATTGAATATACAAATGCAAATGATGGCGCATATCGTTTTAACTTAGGCAACAAAGAAGGTTATAGTAATATGCAAATAGTAGAAGCAGTGAGACGTAACACTCCACTAGAACCTAATGTTACAA